AGTTGTTAAATAATTATCAAAATCGCCATCTTCTTTCGATTGTGGATTTTCTGCAAATATTTCAGGTGTTAAGGGTCTTGTAGCTTTTTTAAAAGAAATTTGTTTTTCTTGCAAATACCAATCCTCTACCAAACTTAAACAATCAGTAACACCCCATACCCAAGGCCGACCTAGTAAAGGCGCTTTGTATCCGCAAGGCTCATAGTAGCCCCAAGTTTCGATTTTTGGATTAACAATATACCAAGGTAAATTCGACTCCTCACAGCTTATTTTATCAGCTTCAGAAGCAACAGGCGGCGTTGTCGGGTGCGAGTGAATAATACCAATTATTTCGCCGATTGAATCAGCAACAACATAATCTTCTGGGTTCATTATGAAACATTGATGAGAAGTTATTGCTAAATTTTGACAAGGAAAGTATTTTTCTTTTCCGCGAATATTTAACAAAAGACCACAAGATTCTTTCGGGTCTTGTTCCTTGGCATGAATCAATGCGTCATCTTTCCAAGTCATTTAAACTATTAATCCAATGCTAGGAAATTCTGAACGGGTGCATTGACGTTTAGGCGCTCGAACTCCCGCCATATCAAAAACCGCAGCAAGTTCAAAAGAAACTACAGTCCTATTTTCCGCCGCTTTTCTATCAATAATATAAATTTCTTGCGGATATTCTGCCGTATTGTCTGGCGTTCCATAAGGGTTCACATTGCTTGGAAAATTAGCGGCATCAATAAACCTTGCCTGCGTTCTAATTCTTTTAACAGTTGCGCCTGTCAAATCGTTTCCTGTAGTTGTTGCGTTTACCAAAAGAAGTATCGCTGAAATAGTTCCAACAGCATTTGAAAAAGTAAGGGTTGGCCGTGGTAATTGTCCTTTTCCATATTGAAAACCTTCAGCCTGAACAGGGTATCTTGTATAAGAATTACCCTGCCAAATTATTTCGCCGTTATCTTTCAAACTTGTTCCAGCATGAAAACGATAAGTTGTTGTTGCGCCATGTAATGAATTATCAAGAGTCAAAGTAAAAAGTTCAATTACCGCTGACGGATTGACATTCTGTAATTCACTTACAATCTTGTCTGTACTCATGCTTCAAATACTTGCCTGAATGTAGCGCTTATCGAAGCCCTGTTGTTATAGGGAATTGATTTTGACCAAGTTTCGCAAACAAATTTTTTTGCACCTGAAAGAGTTATTGAAACATTTCCGCTATTTGTTGCACTTGAAGCGGCTGTAACTGTAAAAGTGTTTGCGTCAACCGCTGTTGCAACTGTAAAAGAACCATCAGTTGCAGAACCTGATGTGTAGTCGATTGTCAAAACATCGCCTATTGCAACACCATGATTTGAAATCGTAATTGTTACTGTGGTTCCTGACTGAGAATATGTTCCTGTTTTTGTAAATCCTTCGCCAGGCGGTGTAAACGTAAAACTTTCTTGATCGTTTGCGCGACTATCAAGAAATGCTTCAACAACATCTGATTCAGTTTCGCTTAA